TAAATAATAAGCTAAATAACTTACCAACAAGCAATAGTGGTAAAATGGTTAAAGCTTTAGATGATGTAAGTAAGCAATGGATAAAATACACATTAGTAAATCCAGACGTACTTACTGCAAGAAGTTCATTTTTTGCGTACTACTTTCAACAATTAAAAAAGAATGGAGTAGAGGTTGAGAATATTGATTGGAATAATCATCAGTGGGATATGAGTGCTGCTACTTACGCTCAGAAAGAAGTAGATAGACAGCAGAACGTTTCAGACCAAGACCTGCAAGGGGATTTATTTACTAGTCAAAATCCATACGTACAGTTGTCTCGTAAGGTTTTCTTCCCATTTGCAAACTTTTTATTAAACCAAAAGAGTAGAATGTACTCTGACATAACAACTCTTAGAAGTGATGTTGCTACACCAGAGGACAAAACAAATGCAAGAAAGTCTTTAGGTGGACTTGCCGCTGAGACAATCGCTTTCAATGGCATATCTTACGCTATATCACAGGCTCTTGTTGCGGCTTCATTTGCAATGATGGGTAAAGAGGAGTCTGAGGAGGATGAGAAAATAAGAAAAGGATTCCAAAAGACAGGTAAGCTTGGCAATATAGTGTCGGATATACTCATACCTTTGCCCGTAATGAATGACCCAGGTATGCAGGTTGTGAATGGTATAATTGATTTAGTTCAAGATAGTGATGACCCATTCCAGTTCTTTGCTAACGATGAAAAGACTTTATCTGAACAGTTAGGAGTCTTAGGTATCGCTGGTCAAAAGCTAGGAACAATGAAGGAGTTGATATTAATGGCTAAAAATGGAGAGTCAAAAAAGACATTCATGGGTAAAGAGCGTGTCACTAAATTAAGTAAGGTAGACCAAGATGCCATGAAAGTAAATGCAGTTGCTTATATGTTATTCTTAGCTGGAGCACTACCCTCAGAGGTTGGGTATCTTACAGACAGGAATATGAAGATAGCTACTAAGAAAGACCCTAAGACAAATAAAATTTCTAAAGAGGATTTAAAGAAAATAAATAAAGAGCTTTATAATAAAATTTATGGGCCAGGGTCAAGCTACTATAAGAATCAGCAAATAAAAAAGAATCTAAAGAAAAAGTAACTAAAGTCTTACGTACTTGAATTGCTTTTTATTTGAGTAGTGGGCGGTGAGTTCTTCATTAGTCCACTTAATCTCACCTGATATTTGGTTTACCCTACTATATATAATTCCATCTGTGCAATACCATATCACCACTGGATTTAGTCTCTTGTCTGATAGCTTCAGTAATTTACGCACACCTATTGTTAAGGGGTAAGCGTCTCTAAGACTCTTGTTTTCAACTATAATGTCGGCATAAGCTATAAGGTTTTTATCTTTATCAAAGACCTTATAATCTACGTCAGTGTGGGATAGACGCATAAAATCACCCTTGAATAGGTTGACAAAGCATTGTATCGCATTTTTTTGTAACTTTGTATCTTTTTCTGACTCAAAAATCATAGCTCCATTAGGCAATTTATAGAGGTGTGTCCACCTAGAATAACAGCACAACCAATGGCTTGCTTTTTAAAATGTTTTGCATAAGCAGAAGCGTATGCGTTTGAGTCAACGCCACATCCTACTTGAGTTGCAAATATTCTAAACCTCTTACCTACCATCCACTCAGTATAAGCCTGAGTATGTATGTGTCCTTGCACAGTGGACATCATATCATTCTTAGCCTTCGTTCTAGCTGTCCCACCTTCGCCATGAACGTATTGTACGTTGTCATAGACAACTTGTTCTACCCAACTCCAGTTCGTGCCTAATACCTCATTATATGGCTTAATCCAGCGACTTGGTATTTGAGAATCAAAAGCCTTACGCATAATTATTCTATCGTGGTTTCCAATGCATACGTCAGCTACCGGAAACTCATCAGCCCACTTAGATATTTGCTCAACAGCAAAGTCAAGTTCATATCCTCCACCCATACCATCTGGGTCGGTGGCGTGAAAAGATGAGTAGTGATTGTCTATGATGTCACCTATAAATATAACTTGGTTGCAGTTATACTTTGCGTAGGTCTTTTTACAGAAATCAAAGTAACCATCAAGCTCAAATGGAGCGTGTATATCTCCTACCACTAGGATTCTTCTTTCGTCTTTAACTAAATTCTCGTAGGCAAATCTTTTATTACCACTAAGACGTGGTCTTGATTCTTTATATGTCATCTTGAACTGAGTCTGATAGCCCCTTTAGCTTCCTTATAAGAGCATTTGTTTCTAGTTTTAATCGGTTATACTCACTGTCTACTAAACATTCGTAGATTTCATTTGATAGTGAGTGAATTTCATCCATTAAAAAGTTAATGTTCTGAAGTCTTTTGTTTTCTAAAGGGCTTAGTTTCATAGGTCTATTACATGTAAGAAAGATAGTCCGGTCAGATAGTCTATATCTTTTATAGCTCTATATATTTTTTTGGACTTTTTTTTGGCTTCCTCCTTATCAGCTTTTGTAGACTCACTACCTAGATTACAATATATGTCTGCATCAATTCTAAGTAATTCATCTACTTTTTGCCTATCGCTCCAAGTTTTAAAGTTTGTTATTTTTTCTATGTCTTTTATTGTATATATCATCCTCTATATATTTCAGTAAATAATCCGTGTTCTGATAATTCTTTTATTCTATACTGTTGAAGCTTTGACACTACTCCTTTTGGAGTCTTAACCTCACTAAACAAAACCCCCGAGTCAGGTGGTATAGCCACTAGGTCGGGGATTCCATTCTTGTTAGTTTTGATTAGTTTAATTACGTAATAACCCTCAGACTCAAGCTGCTTTATTCTCTTTGCTTGTATCTGCTGCTCAGTCATTACTCAGTCTTGTTAGATACCCAGTTAGTTCCTGTCTTCTCTTTATGGAAAGCTATTTCTCTTTCAATATAATCCTTTGCCTTGTACAAGTCTTGTATAGGGTCTTTTGTTTTTACACCTGCCCTGACAAGATACTTGATTGCATTGCCTTTATTGAAGTTGATATTGTAATCTTGTATGAAGTCTATGACATCATAGTCTCCAGTAGCTTCGTAGTGAATCTGTGTTCCACGCATAGTATTTTATTTTATTCCCAGTAATCATTTACCTGGTCAGCTGCCCATATTGTTTTTGTTAGGGCTTTCACCTCTTCCATAAACTCCATGAAATTAACCTCATCTCTCATTTCTACTGAGTATTTTGAGTTGTATGTCTTTATTGATATCTTCATAACTATACAAATATATAAATTAATTTAGTTTCTTGTTGTTTTTTAAAACATTTTTATCATTGCCTCTAATCTTTCTTTGACAATTTCAGTCTTATCAATCGGTATTTTACATATTATGTCGTGAAATACACTAGTGATAATAACTTTTTTTTCTAAATCTTTTATTTTTTTATTTAAGATTTCACTATCATTCTCAAGTTGTTCAATTTTATTTGAAAATTTAACAAAGTCATATTCTTCAATTTCTTTTTCCTCATTTATTTTTATGTATTGATTCTTTAAATTTTCAAATTGAATAATTGATTCCTTGTACTTTTTACTTCTTATATAAAAAACATAGTGAAGATTATTTATATAGTGTATCACTGTAGCATGGTCTCTGTTTATTTGCCTTCCTATACTTGACTTAGACTCAAAAGAATTATTCCAAGACAAGAAAGCAAATAGTGCTCTTGCTTCCACGTAGTATTCTTTTTTTGTATTATACTTTATTTCTATATTGTATATATCCTCTACATACTTATGTATTAACTCAAGAGGTATTTCTTTTAAAAAACCTTTCATATCTTATCTATTAAATGAATATCCTAGCCTTGCTTTTACCATTACATCTATTACTTTTTTCTTGTTATGGTAGCCGTCCAATTCCTTATAAACTACTTTCTTTATTTCTTCTTCTTCAATTATAATTCTTTTTCCTTTTTTATTTTCTTTCTCAACTATTAAGTCGCAGTACACAATCTCATGTTGATTTATTTCTGATGATTTGTATTTCATATTGATAGTTTTTTTATATCCCAATTAATTCCAATCTTATTTAAAACAGAGGTAAGTAGTTCAGGTTGAACACTTGTCCATTTGCCTTTGCTGTAAGCCTTTGATACGTAGCACTCTACCAAAGGTATATCTTTAGTGTCATTTTTAAAAGAATGATTCACAAATAATACGATACTTTTTTCAGTGTGCCAACTATCACAAATTCTTTCAAGTAATAACCTTTGTCCGATAGGCATGTCGTTGCCCTCTCGTTTGACCTCCATTAATATGAGTGCTTCATTATTAAACTCCAACACAGCGTCAATATCGCTTGGGTGTATCTTTCCGTTTTGTATGCCGCTAAAATCAATGGTTTGCTTGACTTGATTACTATTTCTTATTAAAGTCATTCTTAAAATGTTTAAGTGTGTAGTCTTTCTTCTTAGTGACAGCCTTGTATATATCTGACTCTATGCCTCCTTTGGAGAATATCCAATACACATCATTTTCTAATCTGTCTTTTGTAGTCATACGGTCTTTTGCTTGCCAGTAGCTGGTAGCACTAAAGTCAATATTATAGAAGACAATATAGTCAGCATTACGAAGGCTTATGCCTTCACGCCCACTCACAATCTGAAGAGCTATAATCTTGTGACTTCCACTATCAAACTCCTGAAGGGTAGTGCAAAGCTCCTCTCCAAGGACTTGCTTTAAAGCCTCAAGTTCTTGCTTAAACTTATAGAATATACCGAGCTTCTTATCTTTAAAGTGATACGCTATAAACTCAGCCTTACTAGTGTCTAATATCATTGAGTTTCCACTCTCAAATTTAATTGTACCAGAAAAAATCTGGTGAAGTTTCATCATTAACTTAACCGGAGTGTCTGCTAGTATTACCTCATCTTTACCTTGAACTACAAGCTCTTTTTGCAATTTTTTTGCAATGTCGTATGTCTGTTGCATCATGTCAACATAAAGCACATTCTCGGTTGTCTTTGTTATAAATCCAGCTTCTTTCTGTGTAAAGTTTATTGTGTATGGCTGCATAGCTTGAATTATCTCAGGCTTACCATCTGAATAATCTTTTATATTCATACCGTTAATCGGCCTACTCTTTACGTTTACATAGTCATCGCAGAATCTATAGAAGTTAGCATACTTACTAAATGGGTTGTACTTTATTCCGTACACTTGGTGGTACATTTGACTATATGACTCAGGAGTTGGCGTACCAGACAATAGGATTACATAGGGGTTGTCTTTTTTTAACATCTCCTTTACCTGCTTAGCGCGTTTACTTGGCTTAGGTGCAGCACCCATTGAGTGCGATTCATCTAACACCACAAGGTCAAACTCACCTTCTATCTTATGTAGGCTTTCATAGTTTACGATTGTTAAGTCAAAATATGAGTCCATTAAATCATAGTCATTTTGTATGCTTGAGATTGCTTTCTTTTTTGTTACAAACAAAACATTCTTTATATCAGTCATTTTGTTGGCTATGCCAAGGGAGGTCAGAGTCTTGCCTGTCCTAACCTCCATGGCTAAATAAACAAAATTATGCTCATTTAATATATCACAAGCCTTAACTATAATATCAATTTGATAGTCTCTGTATGTTATCATATTTCTATCTTCTGTTGTTCATTTTTCTTTTTAATTATAATCCATCTACCACCAGTATCACGGCCTTCTTCAGGAACAATACCCTCTTTGTACAAGCAGTAAGCTATAAGCCACTTATAAAACTTAGTCCTTGATATTGTCATCTTTGAGTTTGGTCTGTAGTCTGGGTACTCTTGAATAAAATCAAGATACAGCTCTTGCTTATACATCTTCTCGTCAATATTAAGGTTCTTGTTATGCTCATGTCCCTCAATAAGACCACACCATTCAATGAAATCATGAGAAGTTTCTGCCGATAGCTGTCTAATCTTTAAGTTCACAAACTTACTTTTCTTCAGTCCTGAATGTAGATAGCTCTGAAGACATCCAATCATATAGTTGTCAAACTGACACCATTCATTGTCGTTCCAATCACCGAACATTAGTTTTTTAAACTCATCTAATGGCGTGTATGATTTGTTGTAGTGTTGGTGTAGCTCTAGCTCCCACTTACGCCTAGCGAATGAATTTCCAGCTCCTTTAATTGCATAGTTAGTTGTTATAGCAATCTTTGGAGACTTACTAAATGGTATCTTGATAGCATCTTTATTCTTCTTCTCAAGAGTAAGGCCCTCTGTTACCACGCTAAATAATCTCTCAAAATCAAAGTACTTCTTGACATCATCAAAGCATAGTATCTGGGTGTCTGCTGACACCAACTGATATGCAAATGCTCGCTCAAATGTAAATGATTTTCCATCGATTGTCACTAACTTTTTCATCTTAGATAGTGCATTCATAAACAAACCCTTTCCAGTTCCCCCTTCAGGGTTGTCGCTTATTACCTCATCGTTTAGTATTACTGCTGGGCAATAGGATAGGTTCTTGTGTGCATGTAATAAGAAGCCAATGGTACTCTCCGTTGATATTGTTCTGTTATCATCTTTACCGCATATATTATTAATAAATGTTTTGTAGTCGCAGTTAGTTACCTCACATATCTGAAAGTTCCTGTCTATCACATGGTCTTTCCATACATAACCGCCAAGGTCAAGGTAATCAATAGGCGCTATCTCATTTTTAGTAATACGAACAGCACAATTTAAGTAGTAAAGATATGCAGTATCTTTCTTGTCCTCAATAAAGTATATATCAATAGTTGATAAGAGCGTAAGAAACTCCTCTTTGAATAGTCTTGTTTGGTCTGCAAAGTAGTTGTAGATACTAATATCATCAAGAACAATTAAGTAGTTTAGAATAAAATCTTTTATCTCTTTCTCTGATGTATGGTCAATAAGGTTATTAGTAACCCTTACAAAGACATAGTTTTTACCACCCTCTGGACAGTACTTATAAAAACCATTGTCTTCTAGAAATTGCTTGAAAAGTATATGTACTATTTTTATTGCACCTTTGTCACTCTTATTCCAAAATGAAGCATTTAAGTTCTCCTCTTCTGCTTTGTATAGAACGCTGTCAATGACGTCAGGGCTGAGGTTGTACTCCTCAAGCTCTTGCTTTACCTCTTTCTTGGATGCTCCTCTGCGTAAGCTCTGTTTAATTTGGTTTATCTTCTCCTCATCCTCATAGTACTTTGTGCCAAAGTTTTGTGCATTTGAGTAAGCTGAGTTAATGGTCTGTGCTATCTCAGATAAAGGAAAGTCACTTGTTTGGTATTGGTTTAGGACATACCCTGCAAGGCTCTTGTTTATTCCATAGTCATTGAAGGCAGCAGCTAATACATACACATTTGCGTTTCTTTTACCCTCAACCATTGGGTATTTTTTATTCCACCACTTAACAAGTATCTCAACCACCTTATTCTCGTCTGTTATTGGTATGGTAGGAGCGTCTCTGTGCGAAACCACCTCTTTATACTCTAAGTCCTCAATCTCACTCCATATTGATGAGTTTAAGTTCACGTATATAAGTGGGTCATACGATTCGTAACATACTCTGCTTATATTCTTACTTGTGGTGTCAAAATACTTTG